GGAGCGATCACTCCCGTGGTTGTCAGACGGGCGAACGCTGAAAAAAAGTGGAGGCTGGAAGAACCCCAACCCCCACCAAACCGGAGACCTAAGCGAGATAAGATCTCCGGGGAGCTACTACTACAGGTTAAGCTCTGCCCTCCGACGCATCTCGTCGAGGACACCCGAATGATGACCGACACCCCAGCCAATGCCGAATCCGGTGACAGCCATCACTAACATCATAAACAAAGTAAATCCCATGTCACTCTCCTCGAGGTTGATAGGTGAAATCCAAGCCGCACTCATACAGCTTGGAGAAGGTAGAGAATTTGATCGGCTGGAAACCACTGAAGGCAGCACGTTGGCAATACCTATAGTAAGCCAAAGCCATTAGCGAGAATGTTTCTGAGTCCATGATGACTCCTCCCATGTGTCGAATTCGTAACGGAACTCCCAATCCCTGCGGAACTCTTGGTAGTCATTCCAGAGTAAGCCACAGCCAACACCCATGCCAAAGCCGACGAACATGCAGCCGACAGCCCAGCCTCCGAAGACTACGAAACCTGCTACGAATGCCAAGAACAGACATCCGATGATGACAGGTAGATCGCTATCACTTAGAAGCCAGCGATAGAAGGTCATTTCCTTGTTAGTAAACATGTAAGACTCCTAAGAAGATAGCAGCAAGGAGGATTTACCCAGCTTGAGCTGGCGACCTCCCGCTGACCTAAGGATTTACCTAGCTTCGGCTAGCGACCTTAGGATTAAATGTAGGGTTAGCGCGGGGAAACCTGAGAACAGGCACCCCGACGCATATAGAGAAGACTACTAGTTAAGCATTAGTAGCCTTAGCACAAAACATGGCACGTAAGATGATCTCAGCCTCAATAACCATCTCATCCTTAGAACCAGAACGTGAGAGCTTATCCAAAGCCTGAAGAGCCTTAGTAGTCATCTCGATCTCAGATGAAGTCATACGAGCTAAGACTCGACCACCCTTTGCAGCCAACTCAGTCTTGTCACGCTTCGAAGCAGGAGATGTCCGAATTGCCCAGCTAGCCTCCCAAGAGGTAGTAGGAATGTCACCAGCAAAGATGCCACGCTCAGCCATAGCCATCAAACGAGCCTTCTGTGCTGCAGTGATAGGACGAACTTGTGTAGATGTAGTCATGATGAACTCCTTAAGTAAGATAAAGTACAGCGTTGATATAAAGGGAAAGTGAAGCGACCTTCCCGAAGGGAAAGAAGGGCGCGTAGCGCTGATTGAATTAAGGTGAAGATTGGTACAAGGGATACCCTAGTCAGTTCCAAAAAAGTTAATGAAAACAAGGGGAGCTCCTACACGGGGGTCTAATTGTTCCACAAATAGCAACAATTACCCCTGATTGTCGCTGGAAACAAGGAGAATGGACGCTAAGAACTCCGATAGGTAGCAATAGAACTCCTACATGAACCCCCCACCCGGCACCCAAGGGTACTACCCCCCGGGGGCTAAGATACAGCAGTATCCGGTATGCACACGGAACACCCAACTTTGGAGTAGAATCAGAAAAGGAGGTGCCCGATGAAAATTTTAGATGCGGGGAAGAATTGGATTAGGTTGAATGAGACAGATTATCGTTTGAAAAAACTGCAACAGTTATTGCCAGACGTTGAGAGCTGGGTAGCAAAGCAGGATCCTAGGGTTGTGACTGCTCAGTATTGGGGAGTGACTAAGGACAGCCCGACGGAAACAACGGTTGCTAACTTGACAAGCAATCAGGAGTATGTGTCTGAGGAACTTGAGGTGACGTATGAGGACATCATGCGGGAGTTTCCATATTTGAAAGAGTTGTTCAAGGAGTTGGAACTGCAGCCTTACCTTGGCACGAACAAGATTGGCAATTGGGGAATACATCGGCACTGCTACAACCCCACCTCCCGGTGGAACCTTGTGATGATTGGGGAGGGGAATAAGGGAGCGCGTGGAGAATTTTTTGAATACGAGGACGACAGGCCAGCCGACCCGGATTGGGATTACGAGTATGACATCTTGGATGAGTGCGAGGAAGAGGAAGCCCGGAAGATTGAGACGTGCTATCTGAACGAAGGTGATTGGTACAGCATCGATACGTGGCAGTGGCATTCCCATCTGTGCGAGGGCAGGGGGAAGTGGCACCCCTCTAGGGCGTGGCTAATGCACTTCAAGTACGCACCGGATAGGGATGGCATACACGAAGTGTTAAGGAACTTGTCAAGCTGGGGAGTACGGCGTTTGGTTTGGCGCTGGGCTCAGGAACGTAAGTACCGGGACGGGACTCACAGTCTCTAACAGGTGGGGCATAACATAACAGTAGTTACTATTTTTCAAACACCTTATGTTATACTTGTGGCACAATTGAGAATAGTGTGCATATATAGCTAACAACATCTAGCGCGGGATAGCGCAGCGGTAGAGCACTGGACTCATAATCCAGAGGTCGGAGGTTCGAGTCCTTCTCCCGCAACCAACTTAACACCCCCTGCTCATCCTACACAGAGATTGGATTGACCGGGGGGTTTTCTTTTGAGGGCTTATGTTACAACCCAATCAACTCCAAGAGTTCTTGAACCGCGTGGAAGTTCTGCGTGGGGTTCAGGTCGGCTACGAGTCTGATCTGAAGAAGGCGATAGCGCCGCATGTGGTGATGCTGTCTGGGATGGTCAACGTCCACGGCACCCCTCATTTGTTTGAGGCCGAGATCAACTTGGCTGAGTTCCATTCCCACGACGACTTGATGCTTCTTGCCAAGCGCATGATCCAAGCGTTCTCTAAGGCTGGGGTTGACGTACAAACCTAAGGAAACTAAATGGCAGCTAGAATTAAAAAGATTCGTCACGATGAGAATACCCGGCTGAAGATCCAAGCTGCTCAGCTAATCAATCGTCTTGAGGCACATGCCCGTGGTGAGGTCGAGATGACTACCACCCAAGTTCGTGCCATCGAGATTCTCCTGCGCAAGATCCTGCCTGACTTGGCTGATGTCCGTATGGAAGTCGATGCACAGCCAATTACCTTCAACCTGAACATGGGTGCTCCCCAAGAAGAAGGAGACGAGTAATGGGTCACTGCGCTGATTGGAACAGGAAGTCCTTCAAGAAGGGCCCGGTCAAGATGGCTGATGGCGGTGACGTACCCAGCCTAGGCTATGAACCAGAAGTCGAAGACTACGAATCCCCTGTCGAGCTTTCCTACTCCGCATCCGGTCAAGGGGTGGGAGACTTCGGTGGCGGTGGCCGCATTGGAAAGACTTTTCATTTAGACAATGACGACTCTGTTAACGTGGGCGTTAGCGGCTCACACTGGAAAGGTGGCGGGCAAGCGGGCAAGAGCCTTGATGCTGTTGACGCTACCTACAAGAATAAGTTCGGCAGCATGGGCGTAGCCTACGAACCCGGACGACAGAAAGTCCAGTTTACTTTTTACAAAGAGTTCTAATCTGTGAGTTATCAATTCAACTACAGCCCTCCGGGTAAAGAAGCAGCCAAGTTCCATGCGGCTAACGGATTCGTCCGTGGACTGATGGGGCCTGTTGGTTCTGGCAAGTCGTCCTCCTGCTGCGTGGAGATTGTTTCCCGAGCACTACGACAACGCCCGAGCCAAGATGGCATACGCCGTTCGCGCTGGCTGATTATCCGTAACACGTACCCTGAGCTGAAGTCCACAACCATTAAGACATGGGAGCAATGGTTCCCTACTGAGGTGGCTCCAATCAAATGGGATACACCTATCACCTCGACGTTCCGCATTGGCGACATCGGAGATGGCACTGGCATGGAGCTTGAGGTAATGTTCATGGCTCTGGACAAACCAACCGAGACAGGCAAGCTAAGATCATTGGAGCTTACAGGCGCATGGATTAACGAGGCCAGCGAAGTTCCAAAAGAAATCTTCGATATGGTCACACAGCGTGTAGGCCGTTATCCATCGAAGACCCAAGGTGGCCCAAGCTGGCACGGAATCATTTTAGATACCAACCCGCCCGATGACGACCATTGGTATTATCAGGTAGCAGAGGAAGAGAAGCCTGAGGGGTGGGAGTTTTTCCGTCAACCCGGCGGTCTGCTTAAGCTGCAGAAGGAAGATGGCACAGATGATTACCAGCCTAACCCTCACGCAGAGAATGTCAGGAACCTGCCGAATGGCTATGGGTATTACTTCCAGCAGTTAGCATCCAAGACGGATGATTGGATCAATGTCTTTTGTTTGGGTAACTACGGTGCCACGATGGATGGCAAGCCTGTGTATCCAGAATACAACGACAAGGTTCACTGCTTGAAAGACGATGCTGAACCCCAGCCGGGACTACCGCTGATTCTGGGGTGGGACTTTGGTTTGACTCCTGCTTGTATTATTTTGCAAGAGACAGCCAGAGGAGCGCTACACGTTGTTGATGAACTGGTATCCGAAGACATGGGTATCCGTGAGTTTGCTAACGATGTGGTTAAACCTTTCCTTAATAACAAGTATGCGCACTTTCAGATCGTGTCTGCTGGCGACCCTGCTGGCAGTATTAGATCCCAAACCGATACGAGGACTTGCTTTCAAGAACTTCTCGAGGCCGGGATTTATACGGAACCCGCTTCGACAAACGATTGGATCCCGCGCCGTGAGTCCGTAGCCTACTTCATGACGAAGATGACGGATGGCAAGCCGGGCTTTATGTTGAACCCGCGGTGTAAGAGTCTGAGGAAGGGTTTCCTCGGTAGATACAAGTACGAACGAATAAAGACTTCTGGCCTAGCTAGGTATAAAGACAGGCCGCTCAAGGATGATTACTCCCACCCACAGGATGCTTTGCAGTACGGGTGTATGAAAATCCGCAGCGGTACTCAACCAGCTCGTGCAAGATCCGTTAAAAAAGTCTCTGCAAGGGGATGGACATAAATGAGTTACAGCTTAAAGCGCCCACAAGTTGAAGCATCAATCACCGACCTAGAAGATCAGGAGAGCAATTCGCGTTTTGAATCGCGTCTCAGCGCCTACGTTCGCAAGAGTTGGGATGAGGCTAAGGTTGCAAAGTCGCTAATCACTGAGCGTCTATTGAAGTGTGAGCGTCAACGTCGGGGTGAGTATGACCCTGAGCGCATGGCCGAGATCAACCGCATGGGTGGCTCCGACATCTTTATGATGTTGACAGATGTGAAAGCTCGTGCCGCTGAGTCGTGGATCCGTGATGTGATGCTAAGTCAGCAAGAGCGCATCTTCGATCTGAAGGTGTCAAGCTATCCTGACATGCCGCCTGAGATGAAGCGCGGTATCGTAGATCAGGTTCGCGTTGAGGCAGAAGAGTTCTTGGCACAAAGCCCTGAGCCTATTCACCCCGAAGCTTTCCGTGCTCGTATGGAAGAAGTCCACGATGCAACCTTGGCACGTATGCGCGAGGAAGCGGAGGACGCGGCACGTCGCATGGGGCAAAAGATCGATGACCAGTTGCGCAAGGGTGGATTCTCTGGTGAGCTGAAGAAGTTCATCAATGACTTTACCACGTACCCTACCGCCATAATGAAAGGCCCGATTATCAAGCGCGGCAAGGAGATGGCGTGGGGGCCGAACTTTACTCCTATCGTATTAACAAATTATAAAGAAGATTTCCAACGGGTCAGTCCTTACGACATCTTCCCTTCGCCAGCATCTACTGGCACAAATGACAACTATCTAATCCAGCGGCACTTCCTGAACCTGCGTTCCCTTGAGGCTATGCGCGGAACGCCCGGGGTTAATGATGAAGAACTGGAAACAGTCATCAGCCGCTTTGGTGTGTCTGGTTATCGTAACTGGATCCAAGGTGACAATGAGCAGCGCAACTTGGCTGGCAAACCTTTCCAGTATCCAATCAACGCAGGAGAAGTTGAGACCGTTGAGTTTTGGGGTTCTGTCCCCGGCACGATGCTTCTTGAGTGGGGCATCGAAGACGAGATCGATCCTGACGCAATCTATGAGATTGATGCTTGGTGGACTGACGGTGCCTTATGGAAATGCGTCATCAATCCAGATCCGCTAGGCGACCGTCCTTACTTCATTGCCTCGTGGGAAGATGTGCCTGATTCGTTCTGGGGCGTTGCGCTTCCAGAGATCATGCGCGACACGCAGGTTATGTGTAACGCAGCGGCTCGTTCGATTGCAAACAACATGGGTGTTGCATCTGGCCCACAGGTGGAAGTCACAGTTGACCGACTGCCTGATGGCGAGGACATCACCGACATCTATCCTTGGAAGATCTGGCAAACCACCAGTGACAAAACCGGGGGTGGTCAACCTGCTATCCGTTTCTTCCAGCCTAGCTTGAACGCTGGTGAGTTGATGCAAGTCTTCGTGCAGTTTGCCAAGCAAGCCGACGAAGTAACTGGCATCCCTAACTATGTGTATGGTAGCTCCGCTGTATCTGGCGCTGGTCGTACAGCATCCGGTCTGTCTATGTTGATGGACAATGCCAGCAAAGGTATCAAACAAGCAATTGCAAACATTGATACAATAGTAGCAGGTATAGTCCAGAAACTATATATTCACAATATGATGTTCGATCCTGATCCTTATATCAAGGGCGACTTCAGTGTGATTGCTAAAGGTGCAATTGGTCTGCTGCACAAAGAGACCTTACAGATGCGCCGCAATGAGTTCCTCATAGCAACAGCAAATCCGATTGATTCTCAAATCACTGGCTTGGGTGGCAGAGCATATCTGTTACGCGAAGCTGCTCGTGGTCTGCAGATGGATACGGATAAGCTGGTACCAAATGCTGAGAACATGCAACAGCAAGAGATCAATATGAAGGCTCAAGCTCTAGCGCAGCAGATGGTTCAACAGTTGGCAATGCAGATGCAAGCGCAGCAGCCACCTTCGCCAGCAGAGATCCCGCAGTCGCAGCCCCTACCACCTGAGCCGCAGATGTTGGCAGACGGTGGGCAGGTTGGGATGACGGAAGAACAAGCCATACAAAACGATATGGCTGATCGCATCTTGGCAGCATTAGCAGAAAACAATTTGGTCAATCAATAAGGAGACTAGAATGTACGGCAAAATGAAATCGCAAAAAGGCCCACTGAAGGGCAAAGAAGAGATGCCTAAGATGGGCAAAAAGAAAATGGCTAACGGTGGTATGGCTAAACACAAGATGCCTGATGGCAAAATGATGCCGGGCAAAAAGCATAAGGGGAAGTAAATGTCAGGACACGTCCCAGAGTGGATGCGTGGCAACCACAAAAAAACCACGAACTCGAAGGTGGAGCACGGCGTTAAGAGTCGCCCCATCTTCCATGCGGAGAATGTTCACCGGGACAATCCTTTAAGAGAGAAGTCCCCGCACTCCGCTGCAGCTTATCTTGCTGATGGCGGTATGCCTGAAGAGGCAGTGCTGAAGCAGATGGGTCTTGATGCTTCTAACCGTGAGCGTGAAGCTGCTGGTAGCCCCGGCATTGTTGGCGGCTTTAGGAATCTCATCGAGCGTTTCAAAGAAGGCAACATCGATGCTCCCGGTAGTTTAGCGTATGAGCGCTATGGTGCTGGTCGCGGTAAGCGTGAGTATGAGAACCAGAAGGCTTTCGCTGAGAACGCCAAGATGCAAGGCGACGGTATGCGCGACGCTGGTATGGTTATGCGCGGCGACAAGATGAAGGTCATGGATGCCAACAAGGGCGCTGAGATAAGTGCTGTTCCCGATCAGGACAAGGGCGAACTGAAACCTTTGTCATCGAAGCCATCTATGTCTTATCAAAATGCAAGCATCGATGAGATGAAGGCTGATGCTTTAAAGGGCGGCGCTAATCTTCCTAAGATGGATCCCAACGCTGTGCCACGTCCGATGGGCGACGCTGAGACTAAGCCGAAGCGCACTCGGTCTACAGGCAAGGATGCTCCCGCAAGGAACACGGCACCCAACAGCCAAGGCACAAAACCTGCTGAGCCTAAGGATTCCACAGCTAAGCGAGTGGTCATACCTAATAATCCTCGTCCTCCTGCGGATAATGCAACCCGTAAGACTAAGCCGGGT